CTCCTTGACTCAGGCCTCGCCCATCGGCGTCCTCGGCTCAGGCCTCGCCCGTCGGCGTCCTCGGCTCAGGCCTCGCACTTTGGAGGATTTAGAAGCAGGAGAAGAATCATTGTGGCGAGAAGCAAAAAATCTTGAAAAGTCACCTTTTAGTCCCCACCTACTTTTAAAAGTCACCTTTTAGTCCCCACCTACTTTTTGGTAATTTTATTTGCCTACAGGTATGAGCTTCTGGCATGCGCCGAGCGACGTTCCCCGTTCCCTCTCCCGCTCCCTCCCCCGCTCTTTAATTCCTTATAGCGTAATTCAAAATCTCTTTTCAATCGGTTTTTTGACGGGGCCTGTTGCAATCCAGTTTTCATTGGTGTATTCTTTAGGTGATCTTGATAGCTCTGAGGGAGGCCTTCGATGTACAAGTTGCTCAGGCACAAAGTAACTGGCAAGAAAATCGCATTGAGGACAGGCAAGCGGTTGCGTTTTAGGACTAACATTAGGGCCTTGTCGAAGTATAGTGCGTATACTGGGCAAGCTATATATTCGTTAGGCCTAACTTTGAGGCCTGAGTTAGGTGTTGGCGAAGGAAACAACGTATTTCTTAATAGGTTTTTCACAAGGTTGAGGCAGGTCATCCCTACGATGCGTTATTTGTGGGTGTCTGAATTGCAAAGAAGGGGATCACAACATTGGCATGTTCTGTTGTCTGTACCGAAGGGCGCATTGCCTAACGTCAAGTACGATGCGAACGCTAAAAGGAAGTACAGGGTGGTCGCTGATGGTTCTATCGTTACGCAAAGTATGTTATACAAGTATTGGGGGCAAGGCCAGATGCTTTGCACGGAAAGCGACATGAGCAGGGCACAAGAGAAATATCTGGAGAAGTATCTAGTAAAGGCAATGGATGAGATGGGCGAGGGCGGTCGTGTTCAAGGTTCCTCGCAATGGGGAGAGTACGCTTATAGTGACAGGTTGTATGCGGTGTATGCAGAAGCAGTCGCCCATCGTCCTGAGCTATTGGATATGTATAGGCGTAGGTCTGGGAATACTATAGTCTTTGGTGGGAGGTGTGTTATTACAGGTAAGTTCTTTGGGTGTTGGCGAATTGGTGTAGAGAGCGAGTGGGCGTATCTCGGCGTCGTGCCAGAAGTACCTGTGGGGTATCAAGTGGTAGGATAGGAGAGAAGAAAGGTGAAGGAACTTAGTCTTGCGTGGAGTGATGCTGATGCGGTCGAAGAGGCAATTGAATGTATAGCTGACGAAGGCTACATAGTCACTATTCGTGCTAACAAGAAGTTGGGATACACTATCGATATCCGTAGAGAGGACAACACCGATGACCTTGTCATGAACACTATTAGTGTCGGTGCGGGTTTATTTACTGCGTTTATGTTATTGAAGGGGGAAGAAGAAGATGAGGGCTAAATCCGAAGGTTACATCATGAAAGTCGCTAGTCGTGAGTATCAGGGTAAGGCATACTATGATGTGCTGTTCTTTGCTGACGGAAGTGAGCAAATGACTCAAATACCGCTAGGTCGGAATGCGTCGCCTGATCAGTTCGTTGTTGGCCAAGTAATTCTTGAGGTGTCTTTGAAAAGATGGTTTGACGAAAGTACCCGCAAATACGTGTGGAGAGTTTGGGCAGAAGGTTGTGAAAGGAATGAAGTCGATTAGTCGTTCCCTTCTGATTTCGGTTTTGATAGTGGCGTTGGCGATACCTTCGGGTGTCGCCTTCGGTGCTAGCCTAGAAGTGCCAATAACTATAGGTATGACGTGGCAGGTAGGGCAAACGTTACATTTTGCGCCAATGCCTCGTTCTGTGAGTCGTGTGTCCATGGTTTTGGAGAGGGAAAATCCAACTCCTCAATCAGGTACAGTAAGGGTGACTATGTCTATTACGGATGTAAACGGTATTGTGAGGTCTGAAAGCGATATCGAGGAGTTTGTGATTAATCAGGAGCAGACGATTGAGGGCGGTCGTGTAGTTAGTCTTGGGTCTTTAGGCCTTCAGGAGGTTTTTGCTGGTGAACGTGTCTCTGTTACCTTACAGTCTACGTCTGCAGGCCTTTACCCATTGCGTTTGCGGTGGTCGCGGGCTGATTTGCCGTACGTTTCAGATGGTGCATTTGCTGCGGCTACTCGTGCGGGTCTTGTGTCTGTAACGACGGCTGTACCTGAACGTGTTGTTCAGTTTCGAGACGTTAATGGGGTATGGCGTAATACACACAGGGTTCCTCATGTGGGTGCTACTGAGCTTATAGTGTTCCCCTCACAACAGGTTGTAGTAGGGAGGGTAAGGGGTTTGCGCTCGGGGCGTGTCATCCAGACTACTGGTGGGGTGCTGAGAGTACTGGCTACAATGGAAAACATGAACCCAGATGTGTACACGGAGTTTACTATACAGCCAACGTCGATGTTTTGGTCGCAGGTTGAGTTTTTGCTTGAGTTCGAAGGGTCGATGAATCCTACTCTGTTGGTGCACCATCCGATTGAGTTGGTGAATCTGATGCGTTTAAGGTACTCCCCTGTTGCTGGTGCTGCGGTCACTGTGTTGCGTCCTTCGAGTGGTGAGGTAGTTACCAATAGGATGTTGTTCGTGAGTGGGATTGTCACTACAATGCCCGCTAACACGTTGTTGGTGATGCGTCTTCATCATCCGTCAAGTGGTAGCACTAGAGACGTGAGCGTTCCTTTGGTAGGTGACGTGTTTAACTTTGAGTTGAGACTTGGCGGTTATGATGATTACACTGCTAGTTTCGGGTATATAGCAAATGGTGTGTGGGTTAATCTCGTTACTGTTCCGTTTACGAGTCAAAGGTTTGACCCGCTAGCAATCCCTGTGCTCCCTCCGGGGGCAGGTATGTTTGAAACGGTGATGCATTACATGCTCCTTCCGTTTATTTATCTGGGTATCGCATTCAATTCGTTGCGGTTGGAGTTAGTACAGTTATCAGGGTATTTTGCAGGTGTAGCGGGAGTCATGGCCGTGTTTTGGGGCGTTATGCCGCCTGTGTTTATGTCTGTGTTCTCTGCTGGTGTGCTAATCACGTTCATTTTATGGGTGGTGAAAAGATGACGATAGCTCAGTTGAATACTTTGCTTAGCACTATCCTTAATGGCGTTGTGGATGCTCTTAGAGGTGTCACCGTAATGCGAGTTGAGGGCATAGGTACAATTAACCTTTTGCAGTTGTTTATTTCTGGTTTTATCGTTGCTTACCTTAGGCACGTTGCAAGCAAGGTCATGGGCCAGCCACCAGATGGAGCGAATCTTACAAGGGTGGCGAGGGCAAGTAGTAGGGAAGCGCGTAGGGAAGCGAAGAGGGCAAGCAAGGAGGTGACAGGAGCATGACTGAATTGCAGGGTTCTGCGCTTATTGAATTGATGGGTGTTCTGGTAGCAATCGCGAGTAGATTGGAGGTTGCTTTGGGGTCGGTTTTGGTAAGAGTCGGAGAAGTGCAAGCTGTCCTAGGGAGTATCTTTAGCGCATTTAATCCGATTACAGGCATGTTGTCTGTTTTGGTGTTGGTCTTTCTGTTCGACAGAATCGGTAGGCCTTGGTTTTAGCAGTAAGGGAGAGGGGGTGCACTAATGACGATGTTAGATAGGGTTGTCGCGGTTACAGGTATTGTAGAAACTAGCCCGTTGTCGTGGGTCAATGGGTTTGTCATCGGTGTGGTGATTATCTTCTCAGTGCAGGTAGTCCTAGCACTCCTAGATATGGGAGGGTTTCGCCGTGTTTGAGATGATGTTTGCAGTCATGGTTGACTTTATCGGGCTCGTAGATGTGTGGGTGGTCGTGGCCATGTACAGTCTACTTAGTATAGTCCAGATGCACATAGTGGGGAGGTGAATTTTGATGACTGAGTTTCTTGCAGGGTTGCCCGCAATCACTACCGCAATCACGGCTATTGCTACTGGTTTTGGTAATGTGTTGCTCACTCCGCCTTACAGCATTTTCTTGAGTCTTGCTGTAATTGGTATCGGTTTTAGTTGGTTCCGTTCGTTCATTGGTTCTCGTGGCTAGTTAGATAAAGGGGATAGGAGGTGAATAGATTGGTTACTGCAGTCCAACAGTTCCTGCTTGACATTCCGTTGATGGTGACGTCAATCATTAGTCTAGCAACGGCTTTTGGGGACGTCCTCCTTCGGCCGCCGTTTAGTATCTTCCTCGGTTTGGCTGTTATTGGCGTAGGCTTTAGTTGGTTTAGAGGTTTCATCGGTAGCAGGGGCTAGAAAGTACAACAGAATGTTGACCGCTGGCCTTGCCAGCGGTCACACTGTTACTAGAGAGGAGCAGGAGCATGGTAGAGTCAATCTTGATGGGTCTAATAATCGGTGTCCCTGTGGTTATGGTGTTGTTAGTCTTAGCAAGAAAAGTTCGACGTCTGAATAAGAAGTGGGCCGTGCGCTATGATAAAGCACAATCTGAGCTTGTGGAGCTATACTCTAATGTTTGGACAGGTATAGACAAGAATAGTGTCTGGGAGCGTCACGAGGGCATTCTGGCCACGCCGTGGGGCATGTGGCTACGTCTGCTAGGGTGGGTGCTTATAGATGCTTATAACGGCTTCTGGCGTGTTGAGAGGAAGTTCCCCTTCTACGGTTTGTGGATATATGAAGGTTACATGGGGAGTGGAAAAACAAGCTCCATGCAAGGACAGGTGCAGGAGTGGCGAAAGTTATACCCACGCATGAAGGTTGTAGCAAATTACGATTGCGCGTTTGCTGACCATGTAATGACCTCATGGAAGGATTTCTTTGATATAACCAATGGTGAGGATGGCGTATGTTACCTTATAGACGAGATAAGCACCATGTGGGATAGCAATTCTTATAAAGACTTCCCTCCTGAGTTGCTTCAAGAGGTGGTTCAACAGCGAAAAGAGAGAAAAGTCATCCTAGGCTCCGCCCAGCACTTTATGCGAATCATTAAGACTCTGAGAGAACAAACGATGTATGTAGTGCGGTGTCGTACGTTTGCGGGGCGTTTAACAGTTCAGACTTGTTACTACGGCTATGAATATGAACGGTGGCACGACGCAGTGGTGGACCCGAAGACTGGGCGCAGGGGTAAGCTGAATAGGGTTTGGCGTAAGACGTTCATGCAAACTAATGAGATTCGTCGCAGTTTCGATACTTATGCTAAGGTGCAGATGATGGCAAGAAGCGGTTTCGTTCCTCGCGAGAAGCAGATACGTTATTTAGAGCGTAAGTGACGTTCTTTGGTTACGATACTTTCGAAAAGGTGCAGATGATGGCCAGCACGATAGCGCCGAAGAAAGTCACATAGAGACAGCCGCCTGGTTGCTGCGCATCATCACGCGCAAAGACCAAGCGGCTGTATTGTTTATTTTTTCGGTTTTGTGCTTTCAATCCATGCCTTTAGCTCGGGCGATGCGTCACTCTCCAAGTGGTGCCGTATAGCGTCTTCGTATATGCTCGACAGGGTTATCCCTTGGGCGAAGGCCCATATGCTTCCCGCTCTTGCTAGGTCACTGTCTATCGACAGCGTGAGTTTAGTTTTCATGGTTATTTTTTCCCTCCATTCATTTGTTTTGTTAGGTCTAGTTGAATTGTTTCTAATTGTAGGCAGAAAGTGCGCAAGCTTGTTGCTTTGTCTATCCATTCTGCGGCTTCGTCATTGTTTGGGTTTTCGGCCCAATACTCATATCTTTTCGCCATGTCGTATGATGCCGTTAAGACTAAAGCAATTTGGTCTAGGTTGGTGTAGAGTGTTGCTTTTGTTAGGTTTGGTGTCATGTTTTTAGTCCTCCTTCGTGTGCGGTTTTTCCCGCTGACGCCTTTCGGCGTTTCGGCCTTTTAGGCCTCATCAGAGCGGGTATTGAAAGTGGGAATTTGCGTACAGTCCTAGTAGTCTCCGTAAGATGTCTCTTTGTGTTTCGCTTAGGTCAAGGTCGTAAACGAAGGCTACGTCTAGTGGGAACGATTTTGTTATGTCGCTTACTCCAATTACTGTTCCGTTGCCTTTTGTTTGTAGTTTCGCGTCTTTTTTTGATTTCGCTACGATAGTCACATTAAAGATGTTCTGGTCATCGTTTAGCGTTACGCAGTAGGCCCTTAACTTTGTCATTTTGTTACCTCCCTTATTGCGGCTCACCCGCTGTAGTGTTGCTACGCTTTAAGTATAGCAGTATATACGTACAAACGCAAGTCTTTTCTCGCGAGAAGCAGATACGTTATCTAGAGCGCAAGTGACGTTCTTCGGTGAGGTCAAGGGTCCAAGCAAGGGATAAATGGGAGGGGCCCCTCTGTGTACGGCCAGAGGGGAGGGCGGCCCGTTTATGTTCGCCATTGACTAGACTCTTTGTTACCAAGCTAGAGGCGAAGCTCATACCCACAGGTATGAGCTTCTGGCACGCGCCGAGCGACGTTCCCCGTTCCCTCTCCCGCTCCTGCCTACGGTAATAAGCATAGGGCCGCGCAGAGGGCGTTTTCTTGCCCTCTGGAGGCCATCGGGGGGCTGTGGGGGGTAGCCCCCCACGAAAGACCAAACGCTCCGATAACGTCACCCATAAAAACAGGTGCACTCTCCTTGACTCAGGCCTCGCCCATCGGCGTCCTCGGCTCAGGCCTCGCCCATCGGCGTCCTCGGCTCAGGCCTCGCACTTTGGAGGATTTAGAAGCAGGAGAAGAATCATT